CCATCGAAGTCACGATATAATGCATTACAGCCATAAATGGTTGCTTGACCAACCAGTTTGTTTAAATCGATATCCTTTCGACTCTTACCGTTACCGATAATGATTGCTATGTGATTCTTCGTATAACTCATCTTCTAATGCATCCCAATCTTCAGTTTCCATCACATCACGCAAATGATCTTTGAAGTTGTGGCGTGATTCTTTTTTTAATTTCTTTTTACGAAGCCCATCAGTTTCGTCAACGTAATCTTTAAACGATTTGTTAAGTTTACCCACAGTAAATCCTTATCTTCCTTTCACCAGTCTTTGCTGAGATGGGGGAATGCCTCAGCTACCAGTTTTTTTGTTACAGTTTTAAATGGTAATTTGCGATCTTTCATGGCAACCAAGACTTTAGCGTCACGAGGATCAATACTCTCTAACATATTAATGAACAGTTGCTCACGTCGAGTTTGAGTTAGGTTTCTTTGAGTGTCAGTATCACCAGCTGTAAACAAATACAACTTGCGCAGCTCGCCAGCAAACCCTGATTCTTGATCTGAGTGTTCAGCAAGTGGTTTATATGGTGGCTCACCTTCAGGCAATAACCATTTTACACGTGGGTCAAACGTAGCACCCAACACCAATTTTAATGCACCGCTGCTGTACTTGCGCAACGTTTCAATTTTCTCTTTCTTTGTTTTTGCTTTATGCACTTCTTCAAAGATTTCATAAAAAGTTTTGACCATCAAAAGTCTCCAATAGAATCCATTAGATTCTTTAGTTTATTCTTAATAAAGTAATTTAGCAAGCCCCCACGCTTAGGAACTTCATATGATTTATATTGCTCAAGAATAGCATCAGCAATATTTTCTGGAACCATATCTAAATCTACCAACTGTTCGTTGCGGCGATAGTTGCGCAACATAAAATCATCACAAAATTTCTCTGGCTCGAGGTCAACCCACTGTTCCATCTTCTTAGATGCTAGTGGCTTTTGCCTTTGCTTAGAGATAATGGTGCTGTCATCAGATAGGAAGTTAGGAATACCGTCACCGCGATCACCACGCATAATATGTTCACGCAAGAATCTACGAGCATCAGGTATTCTAATCCACTTCTTTAAGACAGGACTAAACTGCTCAACGTTCACATACTTTTGTAATTGAGCAAAGTCTTTGTCACCAGATAAAATGAGAATCTTTTCAGTTTCATCATTATTTAGATAAACGCCATGCTGTCTAGCAAGAACACCGATAATATCATCAGCTTCAGCACGGTCAACTTGTATTACTCTATAAGGGAAGTGTTCTTTAATTTCATCACGAATCTTATTTAACACTTCGAAGATTTTATTCCAGTCAAGATCAGACTGCTTACGATCTTCTTTGCGATGTGCTTTATAATAAGGGAAGATATCTTTGCGCCAATAGTTCTTATCGTCGCAAGCAATAACAAGTTCTCCATAATCTTTAGAGAACTTTTGTTTGTACATCCTGATAGAGTTAAGAATCATATGGCGAACCAAATCTTCTTCAACCTCAGGACTATGATTCAGATGCATCATCAAGTTAGAGATAGACACCTGAGAAAAGTCTAGGATAATCATTTCATATACTCTAGTTCTTTGGTCCAGACTTGACCAATATCGCAGTACCAAGTACCAATAGTTCGCTTAACATTACCTTCATCGTCATACGCAAGATGCTGACGTTTCATAACAACAGACTGTACCTGTTTATCTTCGTTCTCGCCATAGAATAATCCGTTCCATGAACCAGTTTCTAGATACGTTTGCATCACACTAATGTATGAAGAGATAGAACGCACTTTGGCTTCAGCACCTTTAATGCCGAGTCGTTCGTTCTTACGTTCGGTAACCAGCTTTTCACGATTAGACTTGATCCATTCCTTAACGTTTCTCACGCAGAGAGTATGACTATCATCAAGTTCAGCAACCGAAGGATGCACGTTCTTGTAATCAACTTTCTTAGGAGTAACAGTAATTGGCAGTTGTCCGTCCATTATTTAAGATCCTGTAACATGTAAGTCCACTCTGCTGCACGCAGATCCCAATTGTAGAAGTTGTCAACCCAGTTCTTCTGAAACATTAACTTGCGTTGAGTCATATCAGTGCGGTGTTTTTGAATAGCACCGTATAGATAATTTACAAACACATTCGCATGCTCGTTAATGTCTTCATTAAACTGATACATTGTAGCGAAGCTGCCTGTTGTTTCAGGTAGTGCTGCAAAGTTAGGGCAAACAACATCACAGCCAGCACTCATTGCTTCAATCGCAGCGATGCAAGAAGTTTCTGGCCAAATGTTCGGATACGCAAAAATGTGTGCTTTCTGCAGATATTCACGAACAACATTATTTGGTTGATATCCATGATATGTCATCTGTGGGTGTTTTTTGATTTGATCAAACAAATCCTGGAACGGTTCGTCACGTTCTTTCCAACCATATGCCTCAAACGATGAGAACACGTCGAGGTGAATGCCATCACCAAGCATTTCAGCAAGGCGAGCAACAGCAGGAACAAGAATGTTTAAACCACGATGGGGAGTTGTATGATAAATCAAACGGATCTGATTATCTGGCTTTTCTTTCCAATCCAACTGAATAGGATCGATAGCGTTCTTAATAATAATAGACTCATTAAAGGGAACACCGTGCGCCATATGATATGTTTGAAACTGGTAGTTTGATACAAACACCAGCTTGGAGAAACGCTTACGCTGTTCAGCTTCGCGTAAATGTTGAGACTCAGGATCATCCCAAGTATCGTGTAGCCAAAGAACATTTTTCTTCTTTGGATCAACCCAACGAACACGTGACTTAATGATATTAAACTCATCGAGCAGCGCATTATCTACGCGGTCGTACAGTGCTTTGTTCATTAATTCAGTGCCGCCCATGGCATTTTCGTATGTGCCATCTTGGGTTGGACCGAGTTCTACTTTCTCGGTGTCATTAATAATATTCAAACTCATGACTTTACCATTTTAAAATCTGTCACGTTTGCGATTCTAAACGATCGCCAATCACGCTTCTTAATATCCCAAACATTCAGCACTTCGGGATTAGATTTTTTATTTCCTTTAGTTTCTGGAACAACGTCATCCATTAGAGTACACTCCATTACACGTTGTTCGCCGTTTACCTTATTAAAGGTCACACTAACAATATTGTTTTGAAGTGCGTTTTCTAACAACTCACGCTCGAACATAACAATATCTTGCACTTCACTTTCGTACATTATATATCTCCGCTGTATTAGCGTCCTTGACCACGATACTTCTTAAAAGACGCTTTCTTACCTTTATTCATAGATGATGTTTTAACTAGACCGTTGCCGATGCTAGTATGCTTTGGCTTGCGCAAAATTTTAGGTGCGCCACTAATACCTTTAGCCATTAGAGTTTATTCTCCTTATCAATTTTATACCATAAACGAAGCAGCTCAAGATGTATTCTACGCATCTCAATAATAGCTCGTTCTTTTAGTTTATCTGATTTCCCAGTAAATGTCAATGGACTATTCCTGTTGGTTGTGCCATATACAGCTTGGCAATGTTTTCTATCTCACGATAGCGCAGCTCGTAGGCGAGCTCGTCAAAATACTGATAGAATTTTTGATTGTCACGCAGTTCGGAATCAACCTCACCATAGATATTCATATACACGTCAGAATCAATATAGTCCCAGTTGTAGTCACCGTTCGGGAATCGATTCTCTTCTTTGTCCATTGCTTGAATCATATGGACTTTCAATAATTCTTTACTAATCATGCTTTACCCCACTCTTCCATTAACTCTTTATGCATAGCATTATACGCTCATTGAACAGGAATGTAAATAGGCAATTTCTCCTTATAAATCAAGGACTTATGTCTGTTTTTCGCTAAGTCATTGAAATATAAGGAGAAAAAAGATTTTCTTTAGAATCAAATAGTTGTGTCAAAAACAACGTCATTAAGATACCAGTCGTACCAACGGCGATACATTTTCTTACGAACTTCGGTATTGTCGTTCTGTACTTGCGACCAAACCTTATCAAGATCAGCGATGTCACCACCAATAACAGCGTCTTTATATTCACTACGACCAAAGGCAACAACCTTAGCATCTTGAAGCATGGCTTCTTGACCAGTACCAGAGTTGATAACATACGTTGCCTTTGCATTCTTGATCATAGAATGAATCTCAACGTCAGTTAGGTATAGAACATTGTCGTGTTGCTCAATGATCTGAGTTAGCGGAACCATAGACATAGGATTAACAGGGTGTCCTTTGAATACAACCTTCGGTTTCCCTTCACCTTCGTCAGCCCACTCACACAACGCCTTTACATATTCAGGTACGGTTATGTCAGAGTCGAACTCGATCACCTTGTCATGAGGAATCTGGAGCGGCACAAAGATATAATTGTCGCCTACAAGGTCAGACACATTATCATAGCCATTGTCTGGTTGTTCAAACTTAGTCCCACCGTTGTCAATATATTCTTTTAATGTATTGAATGCGTCATCAGTGTATTTTCTATTGTTACTAAACGTTCTTACGAAACGACCACGAGCACCCCAACCAAGAGGATCGAT